CGCCCTCACCAACAATCTTAGCGCGAGGAACACCAGAAAAAACGGCACCCTTCACCGGGCCGAAAATAGTCGGCTGCTCCGGCGACAGCTTCGCCAAAACACCAGAATCGATAGCACGGTCACGAACCGCACCAATCATAGAACCAGGAAGCTCAAGCTTCCCTGCAGAAAGAAAATCGTCAGCCATCACAAATCATCTCCTAGAATTATTGACAAGAGCATCCACAAACGCGACACCCTCACGTCGTTTAACATCATCAACGGGGGCACTCCCCGCAAGACGGCGCACACCCGCGCCACCACCACTCTGGTCGATCAAACCCTTCAAAGCCTTAGCAGACTCCACCAGCGCTTCACGATCGCTACCGTGCAAGAAAGCGACCGCATCACCCGACAGGCCACACTCTGAAGCCACCTCACGCTTCACACCCTCAAGAACAAACCCATTAATCCTGTCTTCGAGTTCCTCATTCTTGCGGCGAAGCTCATCAATCACAGACCCCGCATCACCATCCGAGGCGCGAAGCTTCTCCAACTCGGCAAAATTACTTTTAGCACGAGACTCCCACTTACGAGCCTCAGCCTTCCAATCCGTGCCAGAAGAAGACTCCTCCTTCACGTAAACATCACCGGCATGATCATCGCCGGCAGCCTGCCCATCCTTCACAACATCAACAATGTCTCCACCCTTTCCGGGCTCAACAGCATCATTGTCAACACTCTGTTCTTCAACTTTTTGATCGGCCATAGCCTAACCCTATACTCCTTGCGGAAAACAACACAACATTGTTGACCCCCGTGCGGGAGACAACCCTGTGCACCGATAACCGGCGGCACACAACCGGAAACCATCATCTCATTATCTCATGCCACCAACAGTACGCATAGCCTTCAAAATATTGCCAGGCGACTGCTGCAACCCATGATCATCAACCCACTCACGAGCCTTCTCATACGTCCTCTGATATGCGACATCAGCCCTATTCGGTTCCCAAGGGCCAACAACCTCAACCACCGTACAACCACAATGATCATGATACTTCGAACCAAACGGACGCCTACCGGCACGCTTATGACGCCGCGTATGACCAGTAGTAAGCGCCCTTTCTTTGGTCGTATAATCCGACCTCGTAGCCAACATGGCACAAAACGCGCACGGATCACCATCCGTCACCCTGCGCCACGATCTACCCTGCGCACCCGCAGACCACTCAACCGTGTCACGGCCAGCATTCATCACAGCACGATCAAAACCCGCAGCCATCGCACCAATCGTGTCATTCGCCCTATCCGGGTCACTCTCAAGAATCTTCATAGTCGAAAACGACCTAGCCAACGCGGCGGCAGCATCAAACTCGTCATACACAATCAAACCAGGATCCACACCATTCAACCGGCGAAAATCCTGCACAAACCTGGCAGCCAACGACGCCGAACCATCATGGCCGGCACGCTCCAACTCCACACACAAACGCACATACTGCGCATCTGTCATCTTCCCGGCACGCCACAAACGACCCAACTCGGCATAATAGCCCGCATACTTCCCAGCAAACCGGACCGCCTCACGCTGATACTCAGTCGCAGCAAGCCTCGACGCAACCCCCGAAGCCATCACCTATCAAACCTCGTTAGTTTGACGAGAAATAGCCCCAGCCAGCGCAGCCAACGGATCCGAAGACTCGGCACGATGCCGCATCACAGCCTCAACCTGCACATCATCCAAACCCAACATCTCCAACACCGTACGAGAATCCGCCGGAAGAATACCGGCACCAACAAGCTTCGTCACAGCATCCGCCGTAGCAGCCCGAGTCGGCGTCGAAGCATCACGCCAACGCAAACCCACATCACCGAAAAACGCAGCCTCATCAACACTCGAATCCAACGCCCGAGCAGCCAGGAAACCAACCGACAACCAGCCCTGACCAAACGACGTCTGCCTCCGCTCGGCACGCTTCACAAGCCTCGACTCCTCCGCAGCCAAAGCCTCACCCGAAGGCGGGTTAGACGTGATAAACCCGAAATAGCGTTCCGGAACAGCCGCCTCACCCGCAGTCAACTGCGCCAACAAACGCATCTGATCCGAATACGGTGTAGGAGAATTCACAGGAAACGACCCCACATTCGGGGTATCACCATCATCATCCTTATCCACAGCCCACACAGAAGCCATCGACAACACCCAGCCAGGCTGCGAAAACTCATCCGCGCTCACACCAGTCACCCAACGCTGAGGATAGGCGTAGAAGTCACGATTCACAGACTGCCCCAACAGTGTGCGCACAGCCTCATCCGTGTAAGCCCTAATAGACCGAGTGATCTCCGAACGGCCATCAATCCTCGAAGTACGACGACGATTCACAACAGGCACCAACGGAACCGCACCCAACACATTCACGATACGGCCCGTCTCAACCCACTCACGCGAACCCCGCCGCTCCACCTGAACAATCACATCAGGCAGCAACAACTCCGCCTCAACAACCTCAGGATCACACGTCTGCTGCACCACAAGGCCAGCATCCAAACGAGACCCATCGGCAGAAAACCGGCCAGTACAATTCTTGGGTGACTGAGGACGAACCAACACCGACCCATCGCCCTGGGGGATAACAGCCACAAACGACAACCCAAAAATCAGCGCATCAAGGTGGACGTCACACGACGCCGTAGCAAGCCGATTCGCAGCATACACACCATCCAAACCGTAGCCGTCACCATTCGTCCAGCCAAGCCAATCCAGACGCTCCTCCAAAGCATCCACCGCAATCCCAGGCCACGACACCACCGTTTGCACACGCTGCAACTCCGGAGGAATAGCCACCCCCAAATCACGCACCCGGCTAGAACCCTCATAGTAGCCCTCAATACGGCAATGCCACGAAGACAACCTTTGGATACGATCAAACATGCCCTCAATCAAAGCCAACTCATCCGAGTTCATACCACAGACACCCGCTTCCTACCACTACGCTCCCGACGGCCACGACGAACACGTTTAGCCCCCAAAAACGCCAAAGACACAGCCTCCAAAGGAACCTCAGAACCATCCTTAAACGAGGAACCCCAACCCCACGCAGAACCCTTCTTCTTCTGCACAGCCGACCTCACAGCAATATCCAACATGTCACGGCGAGAATCAGCACGAGGATGAGAAACCACACCCGACCTGACACCCTCCAGAAACGCCTGACACGCCTCCACATACACGCCAGTATCAGCCACAATCACGCCACGGCCCGGAACACCACGATCCGTCAACGCCTTCTGCAACAACACCGCACCAGACCCGGCAACCATAACCTTTTCAGTGTCACCCCAACGAACCGCCAACCAATCAGCCAACCGGCCCACACCATCAACAATCGTTCCCGACAGTCCATCAATAACCTCAACATGAACCCCAGCATCAGTCCTGCCAGCACCAGCCAAAGCAACCCGATCCCCCGAGCGAGAAAACGAAACACCAAACACCTTCCCGCCAGAAAGCTCCACATCATCGACCGCCGACTGGACCCACTTATCAGCCGGAATCACCGACGAAGCAGACTGGCCACGATCCCACCAGCCAAGCCGCTCCCGAGCAAACCCGGCCGCAGACATCGACTCATGCTCATCGCTCACGGTCCCAAAATTCAGACGCCTACCCAAGGCTGGATTAGTGTCACCCGCCAACTTCCTCCACTGCCGCGACACATCATCCGGATCAGACTCGTCAGGAATCGAAAACTCCGTCCACGCAAACCTTTTACCACCCGACAAAGCCTGCCCGCGAAGACGCAACACCACGCTACCGTCCGCTAGCGGCCCAGGCGGCGTGCCAAGGAAAATCTGCTGAGGATCACCAGACGGGGCAGCGCTCACGGTAGGAAGCAAAGCCTCCAACTGCTCATCCGACAACTCCTGAGCCTCATCACACACCAAATCATCAACCGTAAACCCGCGAGCAGAACCCCGGCTACGGGCCACAAACTCGACAGAACCCCAACCCGGACAACCACACTTACGCTCAAACGTGGCACAATCCGGATGATGCAACACAATAGCCTCCTGGCCATTCGTCGCACGAATCGACTTCACCATACGATACAAGTCAGGAAACTGCCGCTCATTCTCAAAAAACGACCTCAACCGCATAAACGCCTTACGAGCCGACTTCAACTCGTGAGCCGTATGCAAAATACGGCGACCCTGAATAGTCGCCTTAAACAACTCCACAATCTCCAAAATAGCATTCTTGCCATTCTGGCGAGGCACAAACACCCCACACACACCAGAAGCAAGCCTGCCATTACCACCCACAGCAAGCCAATCATCCAACACCTGCTGCTGCCACGGATCAGGCGTCAACCCATAAGCCCTACCAAGCTCACCAGCATCACCGCCAGCAGACACCGAATACGCCGCAGCCACACGATGACGAGGAACCTGAGAACCAACAACACTCGACATTAGGCCCCTTTACGCTTCCTATACCGGTCAATCATCGCCACCGCAGAACCCCCACCACGGCCACCAGACGCCACATCAACCGAATAACGATCCAACATGCCCATAAAAGCCTTCACATGAGCACGAAGCGAAGCCACCAAATCCGCGCGACCCTCACGCCACACCACATCATGAATCACCGCAGCATCCATGAGAAACAGCCACTCCTCATCAGACACAAACCCGGCACGCGGATCCTCACCCCACACACGCCACCAACGACGCGTCTCCCCACACCACTCACGACCACCAGGAAGCTCAGGCTGCACAACACTCACCACCAACACAAAAAGTCGACAAACAGACAAATCCACAAAAGGGAGGTATTTCAC